TCCAGCGTCTTCATGTCGTCTTGCAGCAGGCGGATCGAGTCCCACACGACCTTCAGCATCCAGCCCATCGCCGCCCCGGCCACGCCGATGACGAGGTTCACAAGATCCTGCGACATAGGCGGCGACCTTTAGCGAGCCATGGCGTTGTAATTGTAAGCGTTCTCATCCGGCGCCATAGCGTTTGTTAGCTGCGGGATGATACGCAGCGCCGGGTTGCGAAGCGCCTCGGCCGTAACCTCAAAGGGCGCACGGGCAGCGGCGACTGCACGCCCTTGGTTCATCTCGCGGCGCATCGCGCGTTCCAGAGCGTTCGCCGTCGCCTGCGGATCCATGAGGTCCGTGGCGATCTTGATGGCGAGTTCCTGGTTAATTTTGCCTTCCAACTTGGACATGATGGTGTTGGCAATCGTGGCGACGCGGTTGAGGAAGTTCAGCCGCGGCGCCCCGGTGGCTTCCGTCACCACGGCCTCAATGTTGGGTACGCCCGTCCGCGCTTGGCGGGCCAGCTTGTTCGCCTGCTCCTCCCGCGCGATGTCGCGGCGGATGCCGTCTACGACCCGCATCTGGTCGGGCGTCAGCACGTCCGACAACTGCGAGAAGCGCGCCTCACCCGTCGCCCGACGGATAGTGGTCGGCGCCTCTTGGATGCCGCTGGCGAACATCGCTCCCCGCGTGGCCTCGCCCGTCACCGGTTGCGTCAGGCGGTTCTCCAGCACCCGCGCGACCCGCATCTGGTCGATGGGGCCGCTGGCCGCTTGGAACGTCTCGCGGGCCGTCCGGTAGGCGTCCGACCGGCTATCAATCCACCGGATCAGTTCCTTGCGGGTGTTAATGATGGCGTTGCGTTCCGCCTTACCCAGACCCGAGGCGTTGTCTGCAATGAGATCGTCAATGCCACGCTTGACGTATTGCAGATCCTGCACGCTGTAGGCGGCCGGCGGTGCGGGAGGCGTCGGAGGCGCCGGCACGGGACGGCCTTCTGCGTCCAACAGCCCGCTGGGCGCTGAAGGCGTAGGGGGTTCCGGCGGGCGCATCGAGAAAGGCCGGTTTTCTTCGGCGGCGATCCTCGCGGCCCGCTGAACGGCCTGCTCCATAGACGGCCGCGACAGTAGACTTTCGATGGTCGTGTCGGTAGGCAGAACATCACGTTCGGCGCGGGTGAACAGCGGGCCGGTCTGCGCCGTGCGAGCCTCTTGCGCCGCCTCCAGCGCCCCGCCACGGGCCGGCATGACGCCGGTCGGCGTGACGTCGGGCGCCGCCGCAAGGCGTGCGCGTGCCTCCTGGGCCGGCGCCCCGCTGACCTCCCGCATGGCCGACAGGCGGGCGCGGGCCTGCTCTGCGGCGCGAGCGGCGGCCTCCGACGGCAGCACTCGTTCGCCGGATCGCGCGAACGCGGTGAACTCGGCAGAGCCGGTCGGCGCGACGATCTGCGACGGCAGCGGGCGAGAGCCAGGCACGATCTCGGCCTGCGGGCTGCGAAGGGCCTCAACGATCTGAGGGCCGCGCCCAGCCGCCGCTTCAATGTACGCTGCGGCCTCCGGGTCCGTCGCGCGGTAGCCGCGTTCGACGACCGTGCCGGCGCCGCGCCCGGCCAGCGCAATCGGCGCGATGATCGGCGTCAGCGGGTTGGTGACAGCTTCCGCTGTCCGAAGCACGCCGGCCGTACCTGTCGCGCCTGCGCGGCCAGCCGCCATGGCGCCGCCGCCGAGCAGCGTGGACACGTCCGCGAGAAAGCCGACGGGATCTTCCGCCACCTTATTGCGAAGACCCTCCACCGATCCGTAGTTGCGGGCGTACTCGCCGCCGACGGCGCTGGCGAGTTCGCTGATGCGCTGCGTCGTGGCCGGGTTGTCGAGCCGGTCGATGGCTTCGAACACCCCTGTCGGCAGCACTCGCCGGGCGCCCGCCCGCAGACCGCCCGCCGCTAGGTCGGCCAAGTTCTGCGCGGTCTGGACCGGACTGGTGATCGCCTCAATGACGCCGCCGTAGAACTGCGCGGCGCTGCGGGGGAGGTTTTGGCGGATGTCGGCGGGGACATCCGACCATGTGCGGCGCTGCCCCGGCATACCTTCGGCGGCGGGCGCTGCATCCAGCGCGAACCCCGGCGGCAGAGCCGCGGAGGGGGCGGCGGGAGGTTCGTCCAGCGTAAAGCCAGGAGGAAGCGCGCCGCTCATCGCATAGGCACCCACTGACCGTTGCGGAACTCAATGCGCTGGCCGTTCGGCCCTGTGGCCGTCTGACCCTCACGAAACGCCGTTGGAGCTTGCGTCTGTCCGGTGCGCGCCGGTTGGGCGCCCGGTGCGGGCGTCGCCGCTCCACCGCTAACACCAAACTGATCTCGGCGGGCCTCCATGAGACGGATGATCTCACGGGCGGCGGCCAGCCGCGTCTCATTCGGGATCGTCGGGTCGGCCAGACGACCCGCCGCCTCTTGGTAAGACCGAGTGTCGCGGTCGGACTGCGGGCCTTCAAATCGCGGCACCAGCTTCAGCACGATGTCTGCAATTGGCGCCAGCGCCGCCGCAGCCTGGCTGCTGCGAGAGGAGACGCCCACAAACTCGCCCGCGATATCCAGCAGGCGGCCGACGCCGCTGCCCGTCGAACGCTCAAGCAGCCCACCCGGTTCGGAGATGCGGCGCAGCTCCGCGATCCCCCGCTCAAGCTGGGCTGCTTCTTCGCGGCGGGTAGCGGCCGAGCGGGCCTCTAGGCGTGCCGTTTCGGTCGCGCCGGCTTCGGCGCCCGCCTGCTGAACGGCCCTTGCGCCTCGCGCGGCTTGCGCCTGTTCGAAAGTCGTCGGGGCGGCGGCGGGCGCAGCGCCCGGCCCCGCCGCAAGCGTAGCTGCGGCGGCGCCGGGCAGCATCATGTTCGCAGGCGCTGGCGCGGCGGGCGCGGCGGCTTGCGGGCGGCGCAGATCAACAGGAGGCGCGGCGGCCGGCGCAGTGGCCCCACCCGGCGCCATTTCCTGCGCGAAAGTGAACGCCCCCGAACGAGGATAGACCAACATCGGACGCCCGTCAGGGCCGGTGGCGACTTGCGGCGTCTCCGGGCGGGCGCCGCTAAGATAGTCGGCGCGGGTCCGCATGGCCGTTTGCCATTCGGGCGTGCCCGGCCGAACGCCAGCGTTAATCAACGCCCGTTCGAACTCGTTCGGTCGGCCGGCGGCGGCGCCTTCCGACGCGCGGCGGATCAGACCTTCGGCACCCTCTGCCATCCGCAGCACGTTCTGCGGGCTGAACTCGCGGGGGATGGAACTCTCGTACTGCGGCAGATCCCGCACGGCGGCGGCGCGCCATGATGCCCACGCCTCGGGCGAGTTGACGCCGGCCAGCAGATCGCGGTGCATCTTGAGGCGATCCACCTGGGCCTGTGCGCCGTACCGTTCCGTCTGGGCGCGGATGCGGGCGCCCTCTAGGTTACGCTGCTCGATCTGCTGCGCCATCGCGGGCGCCGCCCGGCGAAGCTGATTGATGCCTTCCGGCGTATTCAGATCGACGCCGGAGGCCATCAGACCGCGAAGCGCGTTGCGCTCCTGCGCCGTCTCCTGCGCTTCGGCCATCCGCATCCGGTTCATCTGGATGTCCTGCACCGCGCCGTACATCTGCGCGATGTTGGGCATCTGGAAGGGGCGGACCTGCGTGGCGATGGAGTAATCGACCATGTGCGTCGCCCCTTCTTAGGTGTAGCCGAAGCCACTCATCATCGGAGAAAGACCAGGGGCCGCATAGCCGCCCCCGCCGCCCGACGGGAACAGGTACCGGGCCATCATGTAGTTCGGCACCGCCTGCGACAGCGCGCCCGTCAGGGCGTTCGTGGCGCCGACGTAGCCCGAGGCGCGGGCCTGACCGGCGCCCGTTAGCCCGGCGGCCTGAGCAGCGCCAGCGCCCATGTACGACCCGGCCACACCGCGGCCGACATCGCCAGCAGCGCCCGACAGGACATTCGTGCTGGTTTGGCCTGCGCCCATAAGGCTCTGGAGCGGATTGAGTTGGGCTGCGCGGTTGGCTTGGTAGCGGTTGAAGGCGTTCTGGTACTCCTGCGAAGCCAGATCCTGACCGAACCGCTGGACGCCCTTAAGCGTCGTGCCCGACAGCAGACCGCCACGGGCCGCCGCCGACTGCTCCAGGGCTTTCATACCCTCGCTTATGCGGAAGCCATAGCCGGGATCGGCCTCGTAGTCGGCCATGCTGAAGTCGCGGGCGTAGCGGCCGTAGCCGGGGGCCGTCGGTTCGCCGGCCAGACCCAGCAAAGCCATCAGCCGGTTCTGCGCGGTAAGACCGCCTTGGCGGAACGGCTCTTGCAGCTCTACCTGCCGCTCAAACATCTCCCGCTGCACCTCGGCAGCACGGTCGGCCGCGGCGACCTGAGCGTTGGCGGCGTCGCGGGCAGCGTTGGCCTGCGTTCGGGCCGCGCTACGCGAACCAAGGGCGCCGGCGCCGGCGCCAATTACGGCAGAGCCAAGAATGGCGGTTTCGATACCCATTATGCGGCCCTTCCGACACTACCGTCGTCGTAGACGTTAAACCCTAACCGTCGAAAGATATCAAACATGTAGTCGTGCCCCGGCGCGATACGGCTAAACGCGCCTTCATCCGCAAAAAGTTGCGCGATCACGCCTTTGGTCGCCCACTTCTTGCGCCATTCCGGCAGGATGGAGACATGGACCTCCCCATCCTTAAAGTAGGCGGCGCCGATGCACTCGCCGTCCCGAACGACGGATTTTACCGTCCAGTCTTCTAGTGCGGCCGTATACGCCTCGTAGTCAACCGGCGAAGACCAATCGGTCGCAGCGTAGCCTACGGCCAACCCCGCGTCTCGGTCGTCCACCAGCGCAGTCACCATTACCGCAGCGCCCCCACGCTCGCGTATGTAGTGCCAACGAACGTCGCGTTGCCCGAGACGCCAAGAACAACGCTGTTGTTCGCAGATGCGGCGTTCTTAAGGTTGACTGCCTGTAGTGCGGACATCAGCGGGCCTCCAGCGTTGCGATGCGGGCCTCCGCGGCTTCCAGTTTCGCGGCGAGTTCTTGGACGGCAGCGACGAGGTGGACGACCACCTTGCTGTAATCGACGCCCTGCGGCTTGATGGAACCGTCCTCGTTCACCGCGTCTTTCTCGCCAGTCACGGCGTGCGGAATGACGGTGGCCAGTTCGTGCGCGATAAAGCCTTCACCAAGGCTATTGTCGGCGTTCCACTTGTAAGTAGACGGCTTTAGCGCGGCAATTACCGCAAGGCCGCCAGCCAGCGGCTGCACGTCGTGCTTGAGGCGATAGTCGGAGGAGGTGTTGTAAGCTGTCGAACTGTCGGAAACATTGATAAAACCGCACCCAACACCAACCGAATTAACAAAAACTATAGCAGTTGATGTGCCCACTCCTCCATTTTGAATTGCGATACCGCGAGTTGATGTGTTTTGGATTTGCACATTCAATCGGCTAGTAGTTCCGCCAAGAGACTCGCTTGTCGTTCCGACCAAAAGGTTGCCGTCAGAGGTGATGCGGGCGCGTTCAGTTAGTGCGCTGCCTGTATTACCTTGGCTAAAGATGGTGCTGCCAGTTGCTCGGGCATATGAAATCTCGGCCGTGGTTTCACCCGTAACGGCAGAGCCGATGCGTGCGTAGGAGACGTTGCCAGATGAACCAAGGCGAACGCCATCCTGTACGTTTACTTGGAGCCGCTCGCTTGGCGACGTCGTACCGATACCGACGTTGCCGCTGGCGTCGATCCGCATACGTTCGTCGTTATTAGTGACAAGTACGATATTGTTCGCAGATACGCTACCAATCCCCGCGTTATCGGCACCAATAGCCAAAAACGGCGATACGCCGGACGCGGCGGGTATTAGCGTGCCTAGGCCGACGTTGCCATTAGTGTCGATAATAAACGGGGTTGCGTCAGGATCCGCGCTGTCCTGCACTCGCAAGACTGGGCCAGTGCCGGTTTACGTAATCTTCAGCGCCGGGCCGGGAGTGTCGCTGTCGATGGTGACGTTGCCCGACAGGACCGGCGACACGGCCGACGTGGGCGCCGAAATGTAATCGACCGTCCAGATCTCAACGTCGTTAGCGTCGGTCAGCTTGAACTTGTACAGCGCGCCGCCAAGCCAGATGTTCGCTTCGCCGCGCGAGTTAAGAATGACCGGGTTAGTGTTGGGCGTGGAGCCCGTGTAGTCCGTAAACGTCGCCTGCGGCGTCGTGGTGCCAGCGATGTAGGTGTAGACCTTGCCTCCCGAAAGAGGCACGCCGGCCGCCGTCGTGAACTGCATCTTAGGCTGGGGGGTCAGGACGGCCATTATTCACCTATGTTCGCGGCGACGGTGAGGATAACAGAAGGGACCGCCGGCGAGAAAGCGGTAGCTGCGGAGGCTTGGATAGACACGTTCGTGTTGTCGGTCGCCCACCGAAGACGAAAATAGTCGTCCGTGTTCATACGGAGAAAGAAGTTCCAAGCCGCCAGATAGGCTTCGCCGGCGCCTTTCATCGTAATTGTAGTTGCCGACTGCGGAACGGCAGTGCCGTTGACGTCGGCCCAAATGTAGACGGTTTTAGCGGCGGCGTTTGTGCTAACAAACTGCGCCGAAAACTGAAAATTGTACAGGCCAGGGCGGTCCACATAGACGCGAGACGTAGGTGTACCAAGGTAGACACCCTGACTGTAGTCGGTCTTGTTGAACGTCATCGAGTAGGCGGTATTGGGCGCCGCCGCCGTCTGCGTCGTCTCGTCGTGAAACGCGCCGTTCCGCAGCGAGCCGCTGCCTAGGATGGCGAACAGATTGTAGAGGTAGCGATACCACGGCCGCGCAGGATAAGGCACCGGCGCTTCCGCAATCGGCACCCGCGCAGCGGGGATCTGCGTGATGTTCTCAGGCACGGGTCGGGCTCGCTATGAGTTCGGCACCCATGATCGTGATAGACACAGGATCGGTGCCTGAGATCTCATACACGCGGTCGCGCAGCTTCATCGTCATGCCCAGCCGCCGCCAAATGACGCGGGCGCCAGTCTGGCCGATGCGGCCCATAGATTTCCAGTGTTCGTTTGACCAGGTATGGCCGCCATCGTCCGACCAACGCAGCATGACCCTAGGGATCATGGTCGTTATCGTAAGCGCCGTGGCGTAAAGAAGTTCGTCATTTTCAGTCAGCAGGCGCTCACCAGACTCGGTAGTAAGATAGCCGACGAACTGCTCGCCCTCAAACTGGTCTATCGCGTTAGGCGGTTCGTCAAGCCCGACGCCCGACTCGCAGTCAAGCTGAAGGCTGTGATGCGTCGTGCGGAGCAGCGTGTTGGTGCCAGTCGGCAGTGCGCGCCACGACCGTAGCCACTTCTGGATGGACCCCGCCTCTGTGTAGACCGAAAGGTCGTAGGCGTAGATCCCGCCGGTAAGGTAATCTCCAACGACAATTTCGTCGCTGAACGACATCTGATTGTTGCCGCGGTGGCGAGTGAACTGGTTGTTCAGCCAGCCGGCGCGTTGATGCCAAACCTGCGTAGCGACGTCGTACACCCAGGTGATGTCGGCGGTCGGGAAGTTCAAAACGTAGAACGAGTGACCGTCCTGCTGATAGGTGTACGCCGTCGCATCAGAGATGTCGGGGTACTGTTGGATCTGCCACTCAACCGAGTGCGTCGAGATCCGCTCGCCGTTGTAGCCTTTTGAGCGGTAGACGATGCCTCGCCCGCGCGCGTCGGCACCCAGCCAGAAAACGCCGTTGTCCAGCTTTGCGACGGAAAACGGCGCCGCGCAACCGATCTCGTTGAAAGCGCCCTGGATGCGGGCCAGCGGGAAATCGGGAAGCCCGGCGTTGTACCAAACCTCCACCGACGTTTGGCCAAACAGCCAGACTTCGCGGTGGTCTACAATCAGAGAGACGAGATCGTCAGGCGAACCTTCCGCGCTGGCGAAGTCCAGCGGATCAACCGACGTTCCGTCGAGAAGCTGCGTGACCCAGAACTTCTGGCTGTTCGGTTCGTTGAAGACGAAGTAGCCGTCAATGAAGCCAACCGTGACTGCGCCGGGGAAGTCCGGGTCGGTGATCTGGGCGAAGACGTCCGTGCTGGCGTTGTAGATGAAGCCGTCGGCGCCGGCCGCGATGAACAACTGCGTGCCGTTGTCCACCATCGATACCGGGCCAGAGCCAGTAACGGTGCCCTTTACCGTCGCCGCCCAAAGGCTGTCGATCTTGTAAAGTTTGTCGCCGGACACGGCGTAGCCGTACCCACCAAAGGTCCACAATCCCCGCACCGGGCCGTTGCCGAGAGTAGCAAGCAGGCGAAGACCAGGCGCACGCTGAAGGAACGCCGGTTCCTTGCCCGCCTCGGGCACGATCTCGGGGAACAGGTTCACCATGCGGCTGTCCGCAGCGTTGACGCTGCGAGCTACATAGGAGGATCCGAGGATCGGCGTCTTCATGCTTGACCCCTAATACGTCCGCAGTTAAAGTGCATTGACGTTAAAGGAGACGGGTCGTGGAAGAATGGCGTCCGGTTCTTGGGTACGAGGCGACCTACGAAGTCAGCAATCATGGGCGTGTGCGCCGAACCGCAAGAGGAAAACTGTTTACGGCGGATCAAGTTCGGCAAGCCAAGCAGATGCTTGCGGATGGTGCAAAGCTGCGGGAGGTAGCGGCCTTTCTCAACACCAGCATAACCACCGCGGCGGCCATTAAAAACGGCAAAACGTGGAAAGGCGACGAGAATTTTCGGTTCGTCAACGCGCGCCCCGACAGGCAGCAGTATCTTATTGCGGACCTGTGCGTTGACGGCGTGTACGCCAAAAAGCGCGTCCATCGTCTTGTATGGGAGGCGTTTAACGGCCCTATCCCCGGCAGACTTGAGGTAAACCATAAGAACCTTAAGCGCGACGACAACCGGCTGGAAAATCTGGAGCTGTTGACGCATCGCGAAAACGTTAACCACGCGCACGCACTGTACGCGGAAAAGCGTAAACATCTGCCGAAAGGCCAGAGGTCTGGCCCGCGCAGTGAATACGCTAAAATTAAACATACCTAGTAGTTCCCTGCAAAGATATTAAACCTCTGTCGAGTGCCAACAATGCTGTAGGGCAGCGCCATGATGTCGTCGGGGTTGTTGATCCGCTTGAGGTTGCGCTTCGACGTCATGGCGATGCGCGACACCTGGGCGGACGGCTCAACGCCGAACTCCGGCGCCATCTCGCAGGCCAGATTGTAGCGGAAGGCGCGCAGGTAGCCCGGCGGGAAGGTCAGCTCAGTGGCCAGATTGGCCGGCTTCAACAGCGGCTGGACCGAGACGATGTGGAACTCCAGCACCTTCGTCGGCACCGGGTAAACGTACATCTCGATGTTCGGGTACGTCATGTTGACCCACAGCACCTGGGGGTAGGTGCTGGT